GCCGGAGGCGTAGTTGTAGCCGCTGGAATTCCCGGCGGCGACGTTGTAGGGCATACTGAGGCACCTGGCGATCTCGTTCAGGATCTCCTTCTTGAACTCCGCATAGGTCGTCGAGGGCTGCTGCGCCTGCACCTGCCCCATCTTCCAACCGCCCGGCATGGTCATGAGCATCCCGCGCTCAAGCTCGATGGTGTCAAGCGGCTCGATGTCCTCGGTCTCCGCGCCGGGCGGGGTGTCGGTGTAGAGGATGCCGGCCAGGTCCGCCGCCGTCTCCGCAGCGCTCAAGACGGCCAGCGTGTACCGACGTAGCTGCGCAAAGAGCGGCAGCGCCGGGGTGATCTCCGGCACGCCCCGGTGCTGACCGGGCCGCTCCTGCCGAAAGACGTGGATCATGTCCGCCGCCGGGATCGTCATGAAGTCTTGCGAGAACGCCCATCCGTTCCCGCCGGGGTGGTTCTTGAGGACGCGATACGCCACGGGATTCCCGAGCCTGTCCAGAATGATTCCATCCACCTGGTCGGCCTCGATCAGCCGCAGGTCGAGCTTGACTGGATGCTCAAGGGCGGGGTTATTGGCGAGGATCGCGAAAGCCTCTCCGTCCTGGGCGCGGGCCATGCGCATGGTGCGGAGCTTCTCGGCCAGACCCACCTCCTGCGCCCAGAGGTCGAATTCTTTCTCGACCTGACGGTTGATGGCCTCGCTGTCCGTGAGGAGCTGAAGGCACGGACCCGTGCCGACGGTGTCATTCGCAAGAGTCAACACGATGCCGCGTGCGTAGGAGTTGTTGGCGACCTCGTAGCGGGCGCGGTTGCGGAGGATGCGGCGAACGTCGGCGCTTGCCGCCGCGTCTGCACTGAGCGCATCCGCATGCGCCCAGTGGCGGCGGTTGTCCTCGGTGGTGACGGCGGCGTCGTAGCGCGCTCTGAGCGCCCCCGACCGCACCAGGGCGAGATAACGCCGAGCGAGAGCGACCTCATGCAGGGAGGCGGTGTTCTCTGCATTGGCGTTCCTGCCCGTCAGCCTTTTCAGCCACCCCAGCATCCTGTTTGCTCCCCTTTTGTCAGCCGTTGCCGTGCCTCAAGCCTCACGCCTCAAGCCTGCCGTTACGGTCCTGGCGGCGAGAGCTTCGCGAATCGCAGCGCCTTGTGGGGCCTCGACCGCGCCTCCCGTGAAGCCAGGTAGCGGTCGGCCTCAATCTGGTCCTTGAGCGCGTGTTGCTCCACCTGGCCAATGTCGCCCTTGGCGCTCTTCGGCCCCTGAGCGTTCTTCTCGATAGCCTCTTTCAGCTCATCACCCATCGGATGCTCCTGTCCTGAGCCCCGTCGAAGGGCTCCGCTTGTTTCCGTCGGGCGATTCGCCAAAAAGAAAGAGCCGCAAAGGTGCATGGCCCCATGCGGCTCGTTGCTTTCTTGGCTCCACAGGTCAGGCGGTGATCAGCCGCCAGCCTGTCGCCCGATGTTCCCTTTTACCCTATCGTACCCGGCCTACTCCTTGTCGCAAGGCCTATCTTGAACGTCTTGCTCTAAACTGTGTGTAAATCAGATGGACCAGTTCTGTCACGCTTCGTAGTCGCCTGCCGCCAACCAGTCGTACTCGACCAGATGCGACTTAAGTCGCCGCCTGATTTCGGCCTCGCCCAAGGAGCTGGCATCAGCCCGTTCTACCAAATACTGAAGTGGTTCCTTTGCGCCGATCTTCCGGTTGAGCTTCCAGGTTATGAGTATGCAGTTCAGCGCTCTTTGTACCGCCTCCTCGTCACTTCCGAGCTCAGCCATATAGGCGACGGGAAAGACGTGGTGATATTCTCGTTGCCCGATGTTGGCCGGCGTAGCAGATACGCCTTCTGCCAGGTCTTCAGCGCCACAGCGTAACGACAGAGCGAGAATGGCCCGCGCAAGTCTGTCCTTGTAGCGTGGCCACCGAGCCCGTACCAAAACTTCCTCGGTGGGCAAGGGATACTGCTCCCGGTCCAAGCATGGAACCTTCGACTCATCTGCAGCGCCTTGGATCACCTGGCGGAGAGCTCTATAGTCTTGCTGAACCCCAGTGGAAACAGCGCGGTCGTAACGCTCAGAGAAGAAGGACGACCACATGTACTTCCGAAGCAAGACGCGTAGGTTGCCGAGGTCGTCTGGCAGTATCGGAGCTTCGGCCCAAAGCGCGGCTAACGGGGGCAAAACGCTCTCTGTTGGAAGCCTGTCTCTGTCCAGCACCCGTTCTTGCTCCAGGAATTCAACCAGTTTGTTAGCCCCCTCGACAATCCGTGGCCAGTCTTCGACGAATCGATCCATGTCAAGGCTAAGGTACCCGCGCTGACTGGGCGTCTTGTCTTGGAGCAATGCAGCAACGGACAGCACGAGGTCTTCGGGATCGCCATATCGATCCACTCCCGGCGCGGAAGCTTTCAGTGAATCAACCATGTCGTGGAGCGGCTCGCCGGTGGCGGCCTCCGTTTGCGCCACGACGATGTCAAAGGCAGTTAAGGGCACGACCGTGGTGTTCAGCTTGATGAACACCTCTATCGCTACATCAGGGGGAGTGCCAGTCTCGAGGTAGAGGAAAGGCAAGTTGTACGATGACACTGTACTTCGCAAACGCGAAATAGTCCTCTCTATCTTCCGGGCCAGTGCATCGTCTCCCCGACCAGCCACATCGGCCCACTCCTGGTACCTCGTCTCATCATCAGGGTCGAGCAAGCAAAAAGGCACAAGCCCCCGTCGCCAACACTCTTCCGCCTCGTCAGCCCACATCGGATAGGTCTTACCATTCCGCTCCCATCGCGTGACGGCCTCGACCTCTTCAGGCTCGCCGCTGTCGCATCTCACGAAGTAGCTCTTATCCTCGTAATTGCCGTGGAGTGCCCTCCACAATGCTGTAAGTCGCTGCTGCCCGTCAAGAAGCAACTCAGTTACCTTCTCACCACTCTCCGGTGCTGTTGGCAAGGGCCGAGACACAAAGGGCATCTTATCGCCGACCCCCAGTACGAGGGCGCTGCCCACAGGCAAATCTCTCACTACGCTCGTGAGGAAGGATGTAATGGTATTTGAACCCCAGGCTTCAAAGCGCTGAAACCTAGGCAACAGAATCTGTCGCCGTCTGATAACACTCAGCCAATCCTTGATCTGTCGTTGTCGCGCCTCCACTCGTTCTCCTCCTTTTCACTGCCAAACCGGAATACCATCCGGCGCCTGGCTCAAGCACGTGTAGGACTCAGAAACAGCCCCGCAATAGAAGCACAATGGCAACTGCCACCGCAAGCAGGGCCACGCACCCGACACATCCACTCCCGCTTTTTACGCGACTGCCACACCTCATGCACACGTAGCCCTTGACCTCTCGGCTGCGGTGTACGGGTACGAACCATACGGAAACGGAAGAATCCTCAACGATTTCCCGACAGGGCGTCTTCCGCCCGCAGTTCGGACAGTACCGCTGGGTAACGTTGCCGCCACCCGTCCCCTTCTTTCTTCCAAACAGTAGCCACATGGTCCGTTTGCTCCATGGCTATTGCAAGCTGCGCTAATAGTAGCTGGAGGGGACAGCCCGTTCAAGGGATCCTTGCACCGTGTGTTCCCCTCTGGAGCTCAGACAGCTTAAGTCGTTTCTTCTCCGTTGCGCGTGCCTGCACTGCGGCGCCGATGCGTTCGACGCCCTGCATGGAGGCGGCGGCTGCGCAGCCTACCACGCAGTCGAACCAGTGGTTGTCCGGCTTGTGGGCAGGGAGCTTCCATTCGTCCACAGTTCGGCCGCGGCCCTCTGTCCGGACGCGGTATTCGGCCGTCAGGTGGTCGGCCAAGAGGCGGTGCTGAACGGCCTTGCGGCCGAAGATGGACAGGCACCCTGTGTCGCCCATGGCCGTTGCCAGGCGCTCGTGCACGAACGACTTCCAGTAGTTGGTGTCGATCTCGACGTGCCGCAGCGCCCGCCTACGGGCCACGCCCGGTATCCACCAGTGGTGCCCGATGCGGTCGCCGCGTTTTCGGTCGTACTCGCTAATGGGCTTCTGGCTGGCCGTGATGCCATGTCCCCGCGCGGGCATGAGCAAAGCGGCATGCGCCGATTGCCGGCAGAACTGGTGCACTACATCCGTCAGCCAGCCTTGATCCACCAGGCACAGGCCGATACGCATTACCGCGCCGTCGTCTCGTGGCCATTCCTTCCCCAGCAGCTCGTTCGTGAGCGCTTCCAACCCCGCATAGACCGCGCCTTCCACGCCCGTCCCCTGGTGCACACGGCGCAGCGTCCGCTCGACCTCCCGCAGGCGGAAGTAACTCATGGCCTGCTCGGGGTAGGTGCCGTAGTCGATGACGTAGCCGGTGAAATCCGACTGCCAGGCGCAGACCGCGTAGAAGAGCAGCTTCTGCTGGACGTCCACATAGGCGGTCAGGTGCTCGCACTTCACCGGCACCTCGCCGCGCCTGCGGCCGTTGACCTTGCCGGCCACGGCGTCCGCGTCGAGCGTCTCGGTCTCGCCCTGGGCGTCGGCCAGCGGCTCGTTCTGATACTCGGCCCAGAAGGTGGCCTCGTCCCGGGCCTTGAGGTTCATGGCGTGCTGGATGCCGCTGAGCTCGTCCGGGTTGTGGCGCTCCGGCCAGGCGACCTGGGCTCCCTGGTTCATCTCCTGCCGATGCTCGCGGTAGAACTCCGTCGCCTCCGAGCCGTCGCCGCCGTTGCGCAGGCTCTCGGCCCTGATCTCCGCGTAGCGGTCCCATAGCTTCTGATCCTCAGGGAACGAGTAGACCATCTTGCAGCGTTCGCCGTTCCACTCCGGGTGCGCGTCGCGGTCCAGGATGCGGTCGGCCATATCCCCGGGCTTGATGACAGTGCAGGGCATGATGCCGCTGATCTTCCTCCCCGGTCCGGCCAGGCCAAGCACAGCACCGGCCAGGATGCTCTGCCTGGCCTGGCACTGTGAGAGGCTCCGCGCGCTCTCGTCGGTCTGCGGGTCGTCCAGGATGACCAGGTCAGGCCGGATCGAGTCACCGTCGGCCGTCTGGTGCTTCATGCCACGTATGCGTCCCGTGATGCCGGCCACCTTCAGGATAGCCCCGCTCGCCTTGCTGCCGGGGATGGTGGGCAGCACGATCTCCTTCGCCGTCCACTCGATGTAGGTGCGCTGTCCATTGCAGAGCTGTCCTGCGCACCTGTTGGCGATCCCCTCCAGGCACCGGACGGGATGGATCGCCTCCGGGAAGTCCTCCAGGAGCAGGTTGTTCGATTCAAGCTCGGTCTTGATGGTGTCGAGCATGTTCACGGCGTGGCCCTCGTCCGAGCCGATGAGGCAGACGAAGCGCCGGTGCCCGTAGAGGATCGCCCAGATGCAGGCGCGCTCGCACAGGGACGACTTGCCGCTGCCCCTCGGCATGGCAAGGGCGAACAGGCCGCCGTGGAGCACTGCCTGCTCGATGCGCGCTATGACCTTGAGGTGGTCGCCTGACCACGGCAGGTAGAACGTCTGTGGAAAGTAGGCCTCACAAAAGCGCTGAAAGCTCCCGGCGGCTCCGGCCTTTCGCTCGGGCTTCACGACTTCCGGCAGGGGAGCGATGTCGCGTCCGATGGCTGAAAGGCGCGCGTTGCGGTCGCGGGCGCGTTCCTTCAGGTCCTCATAGCTATCAGTCTCCCTGGCGGGCCTCGGCTCGTGGCGCTCCCGTGCCAGCCATGCCACGTAGCGGACCAGGTCCACGGTCCTGCCGTCCCCGATGCGGTATCCGGCCCGGTTCCGCTGTCGGTAGAGCGTGTGCGCCTGCACCACCTCGCCCAGTGGCGTGGAGTTCAGCAGGCGGGCCAGTTCGGCCGGCCGCAGGGCCCTGGGATCAAGCCCTGTCCGCCGTCTGTCAGGCGGGTTCGCCATCGAGCTCCTCCCGCGCCATCAGGTTGAGCCAGGCGCCGTAGTGCACCAGGTTGACCGTCCCGTCGGCGTTCGTGGGCGCGCCGGCCTCGATGTCGGCCTCCAGCCACTCCCGCCGAATCCCGAGCGTTTTGGCCGCCTCCTCCACCGTCAGGGCCGCCGGGTTCAGAACTTTCTTCTCGGCCATGTCACATCTCTTTCATGGGCAAATGCTTGCGACAGCGGAAAAATCTGCGAGATTCGGCAGAAGGGCCTTGATGTTTCCGCCGAATCATGCCCTCATGTGTGTGGTGAAAACGATGGTAACCACTTCCAGAGAAAGGACTTGCGAGATGGAGACGCCGGCCCGACAGAGGCAGGTCCCGAGCCACAAGGCCCGGGAGCTGACCTTCGGCGTAGAGATCGAGTGCTTCCTGCCCCGCGGCGCGGTCCAGGTCGGCGCCTACCACGCGGGCCGTGAGCTCGGCGGCGAATTCCCCGCCGGCTGGAACGCCCAGCGGGACGGCAGCCTGCGCACCAGCCTCACACGATACGAAGGCGTCGAGATCGTCAGCCCGGTCCTTCGCGGGCGCGAGGGCCTGGAGGAGGTCAAGAGCGTGGCCCGGCTGCTGGGCGAGATGGGCGCCCGCGTCAACTCGACCTGCGGCTTCCACGTCCACATCGGCGTGGCCAGCGCCGCCGGCAACGACTACGACGAGGTGGCCGACTGGGTGCGCCGCCTC